TTCGCGCTTTTCCGCCGCGGTCAATTCGCGCTTTTCGTCCCTGCCCTTGTAAATGCTTTGGCACAGATACAAAAATGCTTTTCCGCCGTGCGAATATTCGTCATGAACAATGTTTTTGGTGTTCAACACGCCGTCCTTGAAATCATACCGCATGTTGTTTATGCAATCGATGCCGCGCGTCAATGTCTTGTCAATATCAATAATCGGTATCATGGAACGGGCAATATCAATCTGTTCCTGTTCCAGTAACCGCGGCAACGTAATACAATTAAATCCCAATTCACGCATACGGGCGACACGGGTGTTTCCGTATGCCCATTCGGTGTTTGCGCCGTCGTGTGGAAAAAACACGATATCGTATTTATACGGACGCGCCTGCATTTGCTCTATCCAGTACGGCAATGCCTTTAACGTGTCCTCCATGTAATTGATAACCTTGACCCGTTTGTTTATCCACTGATAAAACCAAATCGCCGTGGCATCTGTGTGTCCAATATCCCACGCCGTATAAACTGGGTACCGATCGTCCCATGGAATCTTGGCGGCAATGTTGTTTGGATATTTGGCAAACTCTGTTGCCAATACCGCGCCGCGCGCTTCCTCGCCGAACTCGCCATATAAAAATCGTGTTTGCTCATGTGCCGGCAATTCTTTCAAACTGTCAATGTAATCGTCGGGCAAATATTCCAAATTGTCCATCGGATTAAGGCGCACATTCGCATAAATCGTTTTATCCAATTGTTTGTCCGGATCCAGCGGATTCATATACAGGAAATGTTCCTTGTATGTCCAATGGCCCTTGTGTGGTGGGTTTTCAATCAACACCTCTAACAATTTGATAAAGCGGTCCGGATCACGCCAATGCGCAACTTTTTGCGCCAAACGCGTCCGCAACTTTTGTAATGATTCATAATTGATTTCGCTAACTTCGTCCAGGCATATCGTCGCGTATTCGGTTCCAAGTAATTTTTCAACCTCAACGACGTTGCCGACAGCGGAAAAAACCAATTCTGAACCATTTGGCAACGTAAATATATTCACACTGTTATTCATGCCGCCGTTGTTCCAGTGATGGAATAATTGCGGATAATACAAACGCAACAACTTTGGCATCGTGTCCAAAATAATTGCTTTTTTCAATGCCGTGAATGTATCACGGGCAATTAAATGTCGGCTCCCCGGGTAATAAATCGCCCGTTTTAACACTTTTTCCAGTGTGCGGAATGTCTTTGACGAACGCGAACCACCATATATCAACAATCGCCGCGCCGGAAAATCGTGTTCAAACATCGTATTAAATAACGCAATTCTGCGTTGTTTGTCCGCTTCCTGTTCCGGGGTCAATGTTATTTTGCTCATAACTTATCGTCGCCCTCGGCCATAACGATTTGAAAACCGGTATGTACATTCGTGGAATCAATGTTTTGTTTGGTCGCAAACTCGTCTTTGAACTTGCGTTCCAAATACCACTTGGCTGTTGCAACGTCCCCCGACATCATGGCGTTAAATACGGTTCTACGCGCATGTAAATTGGGCATATTTCGCAATGCCTCACATCTGTCGTTAAAATCGGGGTGTCGGGAACAATAATTGTAATATGCCTGTCGCGATATTTCCGCAAAAAGACAGGCACTTGTTACATCACAGCCCCACGAAAATGCGTCCATCAATTTATTGACAGCGCTTTCGTCTATTTCCGGTCGTCCAATCGGGCGTTTTTTTTCAGCCGTGGCGCGCTTCTTTTTTGTTTGTTTTTTTGCCACATTCGCGCCCCTTTAATCGTCAAATCCCAATGATCGCATTGCCGCGCGGACTGAATCAATCGCCGCCGCTTTGCTTCGCTTATTTATATTTTCCGGTGTCCATTCGTCTTTTGGTGCATCCACCGGTGCGGTTTCAACTGGGTTACTCGCTTTTATTGAAACAACCTTGTCCAACTTTTGTTCTGCCGGTGTCTTTGCCGGGGTTTCCGGTGCTGGTGCCGGTGCTGGCGCAACACGACCCTCAAACAACTCGGCCGCACGATTGATAATCGTGATATCCGATGCATATGGGTCCGCCTTGCGTTCCATCGTTATCTGACGCAAAAATCTGTCGCGTGTGGCATCATTTGTGTATATCGCCTTGATACTTGGCACACTATCCACATATTCATTGATTGCCTTTGCGTGTTCTGCGTCCGCATCTTGTGCTTGGACATATTTGCTTTGCCGCGCTTCATATTTTGCGCGCGCCGCATCAACCTGTGTTGATACTGGAATGTCCTTGGTCCGCAATTCGCCTTTCAGATCCAACCCATACCGATGTGCAATTTCATGTATAACGGCTACCGGATCGGCAAATTGAATCATACCGCCGGCAATCATTTGCCGCGCCGTCAAATCCGGCTTGTCATTAAGGTTTTGGACAATATCCACGCAATTACGGATAACATCTGCGTCTGAAATCTTTGCACTTTCGGCAACCTCGGAAATATACCCCTGGACCGGCTCAATCTTTTTGCGCAAATCTTGGTTTTTGTATTCCGCTTCTGCCGCACGCTTATAATTACGTTCATTTTCTGCGCACAAACGCGCCAATTCGTCCTGGGTTTCCTTATCCAGTGTTCCCCATTTATTATGTGCAAAATCGCCGCGCAATTGCTGTGGCGCTGGCGTAATTTCGTCTGCCGGCTTTGGTTCGTCGGCTTTCGGATCGTCTTTATCTTTTGGCTCGTCGTCTGCCGGTGCATCACTTGGCGTATCCGATGGGGTGTCGCTTGGCGTGTCTGCCGGGGTTTCCACTGGTGTGGTATCCGTATCTTTATCTTTTGGTTCGTCCGTGGCGGTTTCCATCGCTTTGGCTTCTGTTTCATATGCGGATTCAACCGCGGCGTTTATTTCGTCGGCGTTCATGCTTGTTTTCCTTTGGGTTGGTGTTTGTTTTTATTGCTGGGTTTGTTGTTCTAACTTTCTGATGCGTTCGTCCAGGTTTTCCAACGTATCGGCAACCTTACCCAACACATCCAAAATCCGTTGTGATTGGCTACGCGGATCGTCTTTTATCGGCAACGGCGCATCCATCTCTTGTTCGGTGTCGTCAATGCGATTCAATGTCGCAATATCCTCGGGATTCAAACGTACCGAAAAATCTGATATCAATTCCTCGTAATCGGGATCACTTGCCGGCAACAAAATCATTGTCTTGTGATATTCAAACCGATCGCGGAACGGCGGAACATGCATCAATTCCGCACGTGTATATTCTGTACGCTTTGGGTCTTGCGCGGTGCGGAATCTTTGCCACACATCTTTGTAACGAACCGTGTGTTTTTGCGAAACCGCCACATCCATGTAATCGGCATGTGTCCCATCGCCATTGTTGATGCGCATAAATGGCACCAAATCATATATTTTCTTTTCCGGGTTGTATATGCACCGCCAATAAAACACTGGGTGCAAATCAATCGCACCCCGACGGCGTATATCGTCCGGGTCCAAATAGTCGTTTTCTTGCATTGGGTTATTCCTCGTATTTGGTCATTAAAAATTGCGCCGCGGCTGTCCGGATACGATCCGGAAACCTGCGACCATGGTGGCGTAATGCAAATGCAAAATGCCCCGATGTGTCCTGGGTTATGCGCACTTTGTCGGCCAACCCACGAACCATGTTGTCAATCGCTTCGTCGCGACCACGCGCGGCAACCGATTTCACATTGCTGTTATGACGGATTAAATCGTCGGCGGTACTGTTTTCGTCCAGTAATTGCCGCCCCGTTTCCCATTCATATTCTTTAACGTCCTGCTGTGTCATTGCGCACCATCAATACGTTATCGTCAAAAATGAACACAATTCCCTCGCCGACATATTCGGTTTTCTTGATATACCCGACGATGTCGCCAACGTTATATTCTTTGCCGCACTTTTCGCCTTTGGCAACTACCTTGGCAAATGCCAAATCCGAAACATCAAAACCATCTTTGGTCTGTAACGGCTCAATCCATACCAGGTCTTTAAGGATTTTATATGTCATATTTCGTCCTTTTGACCAAAATTGCTTGTTCCACCGCCGTCTTGAATGTCTGATAAACCAGGTTTGCCGGTTCAATCACAGACGGCGACACATCTTTTACACCAACGGCATCACGAATAACGTTCCACACCTTGTGTTTCGTTGGACGAAATACCGCCAACATCTGACCGGCGCCCGGAACATATCCGTCATATGCCTGAATAACAGCCAAAATCGTGTCCTCTAACCGATCCTTTAATTCCACCATCTGCGCGGTGGTTTCGGCGCCAACATAAATCTTGGCAATCTTGCTTTCCAAACGCGCCAATCTGTCGCGCGCCCACATTTTCTCTCCCCCGGACAGCGTGTCAATTTCGTTTTTAATCGCCGCCGCCAATGCCTTGGTATCGGCTGATGCGCTATATTCAAACGTTGCCATACGGCGCGTGATATGCGCCTTTGTGATATGTGGCCCCAATACCGTCAAATCTGCGACAATGTCTGCGCGCTTTGACCCGACCAAATTGGGTGCAATGTTACAAAACTGCCCAATACCCTTGATATGATTGGCAACCAAACTTGCGTGTGCCTGTTCGTCCATCGAACCAATGCACAAAAATGGCCGTCCGGCTTCTGCCGCCATCGTTGCCGGCTTGGCAATATCCGACAATGTCATGTATTCTTTTACGAATACCACCGGGTTTGTCATTTCCACACCGGTCTTGGTATTCACAAATGCCTGGTTGGAATAACCGGCATCCAATACATAACCCTTAATCTGTTCCGTCGTGATACCGGCTGTATCACGTTCCTCAACAATGTAATGGCCGTCCTTGCCGTTTTTACCCACAACGGTCGCGACGGCATCCGAAACACGCACATCGCCATTACTGGCGACCATTGCGATGTTGTGCAACGTGTCGTTATCAATTTTGGTTTTGGCGGTGTTCGTCAAAAACTCTTTCAATGGATCAATGCATTTTTCCAGTTCCAACAAATCTTTTAATGAATACTGGACCAGGTGCGCCAACAACACCGCAACGGATGTTGTGCCGTCGCCGACTTCACGCACCTGTCTTTTGCACACCTGTCGCACAAAATTAGCACCTGCGGATGTGTCTTTTAATGATTGCGACACTTTATATCCGTCTTTGGTCAATATCGTTTCCGGCGCATCCGTCATTGGGTTTTTCGCTGTTATTGCGACCAATTTACCATTTGGTCCCAGCGTTGAACCAATAATCGCCGCCGCGCGCCGTATTTGGCGTTCAATCTTTTTGTTCATTGGGTTTCCTTTGGGTTGTTACAAAAAGTGTTGGGTTTGTCGTATGACTTGGCCGTTATCGTCTTTTGGATCACTTGGTCCAAAAAGACGGGGATATCAACCCAACAAAGCATATCCCCGAACTCAAAACTGGTGGCGCGCAAAATGAAAACAAAAATGAAATACAATAAAAGGAGTTTTCATGAAAAAACCGGCCGTCTGGCGATTATATGGGTTGCGCGCCATAAAAAAACCGCCCTTACGGACGGTTCGTGCGGAGGGCCGCACACTTTGCCCAATATAGCCAAAGGGCAAAAAAAACTACGCATTCAATATTGACATACTGCACGCGTAATTATACCCATATCATGTATATCCGATTCACTTTTTTCAAGTATTTTTTTCGCTATAAAAATAAAACGGCGCTTTTCTGCGCCCTACACCGCGAAAATTGGGGGACAATTTTTTTCATTTTGCGGCGAAATTGTCCCCCTGTTTTTTACTGTTTTGTCATAATCTTGGCAATTTGTTTGATTTCACGAATCTGTCCGGGCCGCACGCGCACCTGCACCGATACCAGCGCACCGCGTTTTTTCGGTCGTCCCCGGTGGCGCATATTGTATTGGCGCACCGCCTGTTCCACCATCACGCGACCACGTTCGTCTGTTGGAAACACACCACGGTTGCACATTTTCTGCACATAGTCCAACGGGCGCCCAATTCGCTTTGCAAACATCGATTTTGATTCCAGCAACCTTATTCCCCTTTATTTTCCATTTCCGCGTACAATTTCACAATTGCCGCATCCATAATTTCACGCCACGCCGCTTTGGAACCATAACCGGCTTTGGATGCGCATTCAAAAAATACACCCAGCGCACCACATACTTGTTCAATAATACGTTCCCGTGCTTCTTTTTCGGCCGCATATCGTGATTCATACAATCCATCCTCAAACACATCGGCTGGTTGATGCATGTTTCCCATTGACCGATACCGATATGTCTTTTCCTTGGCATCATACATTCCATCCGTCATTATCTTGGACGAAACAATCTGCCCCGGGAAAAACACAACATACTTTGTCCCTTTCCATTTTATTGTGATTGGATCATTACTGCGCCATATTGAATATACACTGTCGCCTATCTTAAACTTGGGTTCTGCCATCTTTTTGTTCCTTATATTTTTGTCTTTTTCGTTCGTTGTATTTGTCTTTGTTTTTATCGTATGATCGTTTTTGACTGGCGCGTCGCTGTTCTTGGTGTTCCAAACGCCACTGGTTATTCCATTCGCGGATTTTTTCCCTGTTTTCCATTCTGTATTTATCGTGATATTGTTTTACCCGGTCTTTATTGCGTTCATACCAATCTTTATTTCTATCGCGCGCGGCTTGTGGATCTTTTTTCCTATTTGCGTTCGCACGCTGACGGTCTTTTTCTGTTTTTTTGGCGCGACGTACCGGATCGCCCATAATCCGTTCTTTTAATGCGCCCAGCGAACTGCCATAAACATCAATCTCTTTGCGGCGGATTTCTGCATGCAAATCTGCCATGGCGCACAATGTATCAATTTCCGCGGCATTTGTTGGGTACTTAATGTGCATAAAAACAAACGTTGTATGTTTGGGCGATATTAAATACAGGTTTTCCAACGCACAATTATCTTTGTTGCCATCCATGTGTATAATGCGGTCATTACGCCCCAGTTTTACATTATGCGCCTGTTCCCACATATATTTCGGGTATGAACGCCACTGGTGGTTACCCAACTTTATCACAAAACCCTTTGCGGTTTTATTAACTGTTCCGACCGGTGCCGCTTTGTTAGTCATTGATTTTGCCGTAATCTATTGTTTTATCGTTTTCAATCTGTAACACATCCGGCATTGTAACCTGGTCTGCCATACACGCCGCACGTAACGCCAAACTGGATGCCGACACCACTTGGGCGGACGTGGAACAAATCGCATTACTGCGTTCAATTTCCTGTTTAATTTCGTCTTTGTCTTGCGCGGCGGCTAATTTCCGCAATTGACTGAATAAAATATCATTCAGTTCGCCCAGGTTATTTTTCGCTTTCTGTGCCATTGTCTGTTTCCTTTGGTTTTTTGCTATCACGCCACGTTTTATCACGGGCCAATTTTTCTGCATGTAAAAATGCATCATGCATAATTGTTTCGTACCGGTCGCGTTTGCGGTCTTTTATCTTTTCCTTGTTCATTTTCCGATATGCGCGTACTCGCACACGGCGACGTTCCCTTTCAACCGGATCCATAAACCTTGCTTCATACCTTAACATTTTCTTTTCCGCCCTGGTTACAATGCGCTTGCCATATACCGCCGCGCGCTTGATACGCCCTGTCAATTTTATGAATTGTTTATTTAATTCAACCGCATCCTCTGCCAATTCGCGTTTTTCACGCCGTTCCAAATAATCCCAATATTCGCTGTCGGGACGATATTTGCCACCCACACCTATCCAATCCAGTCCATCCGCGCTTTCCTTGCTGTCTTTGTGTTGGTCGCGCCACTTATCCCAATCTTGAATTGTCATGAACTTGCCGTTGCCCCACGTGTGGCGCTGTGGCATTCTGTACGCGGTAAATCCAATGTATTTACGCGCGGCGGTATTGGACATGTTGTTTAACTTGTCAATCTTTTCACAAATGACCATACACACATCTTGGAACCGGTCTTGTTGATCGTTCCAATCCAAATTGGTCAAATGGCGGATCATCCACCAAATGTATCGTTGGTATTTTACAACATATTCCTCAACCGTCATATCTCTCATATTTCCACGCCGCCTGCGTATAAAATGTCTTGTAAATACGCCCAAACACAATCGGGGCCCAATGTTACACATTCCGCCATTTTGATTACTGATGGCGTCTTTGTTGCGCGTGAATAAATCAATACCCACCGCCCATTATCCGGTCTTTGATTAAAAAGGTGCCAAATCTCTGTCATTTTACCCTCCGTTTTGCGCGCATACACCGCATAACAACATAACCACGGATAATTGCCGTGGTGGTTACCTTACCAAACTTTCCCTGTAATGTTTTCAGCGCGCAACCGATTTCCTTGACCGCTTCCACGGCTGTTTCATACCGGGTGCCATCCACGATGTAATAATACGGACTGCGCCTGTTTGCTTCGCGGCAATGTTCCATATTGACTTTTGCCGCCAATGAATTGGCATCGTCCCACGATTCTATTGCGGCCGTCCGGCGCACACCACAGTATTCAAACGGGTTGTGCTTTTTACAGCATCTGACGTAAAACAACCCACCCGATTCCACAACCTGCGGTTCCTTTCCACAATAAATACATCTGTGCATCGCCCCCTCCGTCGTTCTTATTTGAAACTATCCGCGACCAGCGCAATAATTCCGATAACCACAAAAAAACCAATGAATATTACAATTGGCCCCCATATTGGCGCGGTTACCCACCACCACGACCAATCAATTACACCACACAGTTTCAGCACCATCAGCGCCACAAATGTCAATGTCATATATCCACCCCCTAAATTGATGTTGATTTTGTTTTTATTCATTTTTGCCCTCTTTGTTATTGTTCATAAGGCGAACAATCATGCTTATTGCAAAACGTAACTGCTCGCACTTATCTTGTAATGCTTCCCATAATTCCGGATCGCCGGACATGCAATTACAGGTTTTGCATATCCAATCGCCATCCATACCGACATATTCACGTAATCTGTTGTGGCACAACGGACAATCCATCGGTTCTGCCGTGTCTTGCATTTCCTGGTCAATTTCGTCCATATCAATCCATCCACGAATCTTTGGATATGTAATCGGGCCCTCCCACTTTGGCTCACTGCACACATAAAAACCCGTTTCGCCGCCACACTGTTCTACCTCTATGTCGGTGTCGTCCAAATACCAACACAAATCCGGCGCAAAATCTTTGTCCTCGTATAACACAAGGCACAATGTATTGATTTCCGGTATCTGTTCTGCCGGGTGGATTCTTACGTTCATTTCACAACCTTTAATGTTCTTATGACCGCGCCGTTAAAATCGCGCAACAATGTTTTCAGCGCCTGCATATCCTCGCCGTCGCGCACAAAATATTCGCCGGAAACAAATGTTCCCCGATAAAAACCAACAATCCGGATCATGCCTGCCCCCCTATTTCCTTGGCGGCGGCGCGTTCCTGTTGTACCCAGTACGCCGCACCCATATCCAATTCACGCGAACCGGTCCGCCATATTGGGTTTCCGTCCAGCGTTGTGTCCAATGGCGCCCCAGTGGCAACATCGTCCAATGTGTCGTCGTCCAATTTGCGCATAATCGCCAATGCCGCTTGGCATTCGCCATCGGTCTTGCCATGAACAAAAAACTTTGGTTGTTTTATTTTGCGTGTGTGTGTGGCGCACACCCCCGTGTGCGCATCGCGCGCGTTATTACACACACACTTGTGTGTATCATTTTCATATTCATTATCATTATCAGTTATTTTTGTTATTTTCGTTTTAACACTTTTAACATTTGTTATTTTTGTTATATTTTGTTCCGGCAAACTAACACCTGTTTTGCTTTGCTTTCCCCATCTAACATCTGCGCTTTTTTTGCCGGCTTCCGCCCGTTTTGAACAAACCTCGCGCCAACGTTCCTGGTCTTTATCCAATTGACCCTTGATAAACCGGAACGCCATTTTTACATCGTTTGGTAAATCGGCGAAATGCTTTTCAAACTCGTCCGTGTCGCCATAAATCTCGTATTTGAATATCAAATCCAACAACATGCCCTTGCGATCCAACGGCAAATCTTGTAATGCGTCATAAAACGACGTGTATAAAACAAACGATGTTTTGTCTTTGCTTAACATGGGCGTGTTCCTTTTTCCTTTTTTGCGCTTTGCGTGCCGCTATGTTCATAAAACTGGCGGATTTGCGCGAATAAAAAATCAAACTTTTTATTTTTTGCGTGTTCGGCAATCAATCTTTTATCGTCAATTTTGGCAACCATCGCGTCGCGTTGTTCGCGTGTCAATTCGCCAACCGCCCACAGCCGGTCAATAATGCCGACTGCGCGATCTGCGCTTTTAACCCAAAAAACCAATTTATATTTTCTTGGTCTGCTCATTGCCAAACTCTTTTGCCAATCGTTGTTTTTTCTTGGCCGATGCGCGCAAACTTTGTAACCTTGGCACCGTTACCCCCAACAGACCGGCCATCGTCTTATCTGATGCGCCTGCGCGCACCATGGCGACGATTTCGGCTTCGGCCTGCGACATGTTGCACCTAAACTTGTCGGCCTCCATTGCCATTACCAAATCCCTTTGTGTTCAATACCCCCTGGGCCGCCCAGCACCCATTTCAGCGCGGCGCGTTCAACCAGCAACACATCGTTTGCCGGGTTTTGGCATCCGCCCCGGGCGTCGTATGTGCGTTCCAATTCGTCAATACGTGCCTTAATCTCTGATATTTCCCTTATTTTTGGTTTTGTCATTTGCCACCCTCCATCATTTGTTCTAAATACGTGTTGAAATTAAAAACGAACTGCGGCCACGGAATATGCGCTTTCTTTGCGGTATTGCGCGCACCGGGCATAATCTCTGTACAAATCATTGAAATCATAATTGCGCGGAAATCTGCATCGTCTATGACGTTGAACCGGCGCTTAACCATCATTAACTTTTCAACCCGGATCATATCCCGGGTCAAACATGTGCCGCTACCCTTGGCTTCGGCTGGATTCCGCCCACGGAAATCAAACGCCGACGACCGTGTCCGGATAATAAATCCGATTCGCGATCCAACGCTATATTTTCCACGGAAACGAAACAAACCCTCGTCGCGCCATGTTTCAACGCGCACCGGGCGCAGATATTCAAGTATTGGGCGATCGCCGTACCCCAGCGCACTTAACAAATCTTGTGGCGCATCTGCACGGGTTTTCCCCGAACCTACATTTTTCTTTGACAATTCCTTTCCCCTTGGCTATGATACGATTATATCACTTTGATATTATTGTTGTCAATAAAAAATATATCACTTTGATTTTGGATTTTTGACTTTGAAAAAGTAAAATTATATCAAGGATTTATAAAATGTCTGGTCGTAAAACATCCACAGCGTCTAAAACGCTGGGGACACGAATGAAACAAATATTAAAGCAACTTGGGGTATCCCAGGAACAGGCGGCATATCGTCTTGGACTATCCGCCCAGGCGGTATTGAACAATTACATCAATGGACGGACCGAGGTTCCTATTGATGTTATAATCAAGTTTTGTGCCGAGTTCCGCGTTCCAATCGCCAATCTGTTTGCACTGGACGACATCGCCGTCAATGCCGACGACGAATTGGTTATGGATATCATGTTGATCGTGGATGAGTTTTTATCAAAAAACCACGTATCATTGGCACCTGACCAGCGCAAAAAACTAATTCGGGGTTTCTTGGCGAAAAATTGCCACGATGCCGGTCGTATCAACGACACGTTGTCCGTGTTGCTGGCCGCAAATGGCGAAATGTTTATTCGGGGAAAATAACATGACTGATAAAATAATACACATATTAAGCAATCTGCTTAAAACCGTCATAACCATTTGCATCGCAATTATTGCTGGTATTTTGGTTGGAATTGCCGGCTGGTCCGAACCGTTGGACTTTATTATGGGATTTGTCGCCGGAATTGCCGTGTTTTGGATACTTTGTCCATATGACACAAAACAATGGATACGAAACTGGACGAAACCATCTGATAATGAATAAACCCCCATTTCGGGGGCTTTTTCTTATGCATTATCCGGTAACACCGGCTGAACCAATGTTGGTTCCGCCGTCCAATATGAATGTTGCCCGACACGATAAATCGTCAATTGAACTGACACATCAACAAACCCCAATTGGTTCATTTTCTGAATAACCACATCGTCTGTGGGCGTATCGCTTAAACAAAACCATTCTTTGTATTCGATGTTTTTGGAATTGATGTCCAACCCATGCCCATTAAACAGGTTCTTTGATAACCAAAAAAACTTATCCGGCAATGGCGCACTGCACGGATATTCCTTGTTAAACCGCATAATTGTAACACGGATGTAATCACATATCTTGTGTTTTAATGATTCAATATCGGCATTTTGTAAAGCACCGCCGAACATGCTTTGTTTGCGTTCCATCATTTGTTTTTTCCTTTATGTTTCGCCACTTTCGTGGATACCGACAACCGTGCCGGCACAATCATAATAAATCATAATATATCACATCGCAACAAAAATATATCATTTTGTTGTATTTTTTATTTGACATTAAATATATCATGGTGATATAATTGAAACATAGCCAAAGGGGGAACAAATGAAAAAACGAACAAAAATCCGCGTAATTATCGCATCTGCATTCATATTCGGGGTTGTTGTCGGCTGGGCATCTATGTCCCAATCATTAAAACAGTGTGTCGCCGATCCCAATTTCCATCGGGTGGAATGTTGCCACAAATTAACAGCCGACGGTCATTGTGCTGTTGGTCAATCCGTTGATGTTTATAACGTATAACGGGGGCCACAATGCAATATAACCCAAACGCGCGTGCTTTTAATTCAACATTTCGCCCAATTTCCAGGAAACGTGCCGAGGCAATTGCCAACGGCACCTGGAAACCAAAACCACGCAAACCAATTCGCGCTGTTTCCAAAAAGACACGCCACCGCATTGCCGATTATCGTGCCGCATGTTTTGAACGTTGGGGACAACGTTGTTTCTTATGTGGCCGCGAAATGCCGATGCGCATGCTGGACTGCCACCATATTGATGGTCGTACCCGTGGCGACGATGTTGAACGCATTGTCCCGTTGTGCAACCGGTTTTGTGGGTGCCATGCGCACAATCACAACGGCATGGATGCGCGATTCCATGAATTGCGCGCCGAAATTGAAATGAAAATGAAAGGAATGGAAAATGCAAACAACCCAAGTAAAGCATTATGATATTTACGGCGTGGTATTTAATGCCGCCTACCGTATGCCGACAGAACAACGCAACGATCCATGGCTGGTTTGTTCTGTAATTGTGTCGGCCCTGGACGAATATTACAACAAACTTAACGACGTGGCATTGGCGAAATACTGCGAACCCGACCCCGTGCCCACACCACCATGCGATGTTTTTGATACCGAACATACCGACGATATACCGGCAGACATCAAACCTAAAAAACCAACTATTTCCAAAATGGAAAAAGTCCAAAAAACCGCGACCAAATCAAAAACAGAACCGGTCGTGATGCCTGCGGCACCAACTGAACCATCCGACAATTCGGAAAAACCGAATGATCCGGAACCAATTGATCCGGAATCTGAATTACCACCATTTAACCCAGCATGGTGCGAACGATTTGTTGATTTTGATAAATACTATTTGGGCAAATATTCCAACCCCTGTTCAACCCGACACGGTCAATGCGGCGGCCCATGTTATCAGACGGAATTATGGCTGTATAACAAGACAACGGACTATTTTTCCGTGTGCGATGTCGAGTTTTATTCCCTGGACGAATTACGTGCCACACTGGATCCATACGTTAAATATGCACACGAACATCGTGTTGTTCCGGAACATATTGATACCGACATTGCTGAAAAACAGGAACAAATGGTTGCCGAATGCCGCGAACATCGAAAAAATCGCGCCAAAACATTGGAACAATTGGAAAATTACCGTAACGACAACCGGACACAAATGGAACGGTTCGTTGATTTGTATAACCAGGGCCTCTCAAATGTGGCCATCGCCTCTCAAATGGGCTTGGTCTTGGGTTCTGTTTATGCGTACAAAAACAAAGCAAAAGCAAAAGGATTGATAAAATGAACAACAAAACAGATTTAACCATTACATTAAAAAACATAACTTTACCCCAAGCGGTCGCATTTGTCCATTTCGCCAAAAAATTGGAATATTGCGGACGCGTTGGACAAACGCGCTATGTGGCGTTTTATGCCGACGGCGACGGGGATTTTCGTCCAACCGTGGAACATAACCTTGATATGTCTGACGAACAACTTGCAAAATATCGCGAATATGCAGAAAAAACCATTGAAACCAAACTTGGCACACATATTGCGGTGTTTGATTTTGACGACATTTATTATCTGATGGACCAAGAGGCAAAAACAAAATGATCACAATTCTTATTTTGACCGCAGACGTGTTTTATTTCATGTTCTGTGGCCACCATTTCATTTATGTGGGCGATGGCGGCATATACTTTCTGCTGTACCTTGTATTTGGAATATTTTGGGCATATGCCGAAATCAGCGCATCCATTGGCATGTTAGAGGAGGCAACCAAACAAAACCTACGCAAAATCCAAGAATTAAAAAACGCAACCCTTGGGGGCAAAAAATGAGTAATTTTAAGCCCATTTTAACAATTGGAACAAACGAATTAGAAATAGATTGGGAATATCCATCGGGTGTTTTTCAACAACTAGACGACAGGTATTTGAAAGAAATGTTAGACGCATTTAATTTTTTCATATGCCTAGTCAAACAGGAACAAATAAACAGACAAGCCAAACCAACAAACAAAGGTGGCAACAATGAATAAACATCAGTTTTATTGTATTATGTGCGGCATATCGTATATTTCAGCGATTGTGTCGCAACAGCACCCATTTATAGCGTTTTTATTTGGTGCCGTATCGGTTATGTATGGTGTATTGGCGTTATGCACAAAGGACAAATAACAGCACTAGAACAAAAGGATTAAACGATGGATGCAAAAACAGCGGCAATTATAGCACTCTGCTTTACGGTTTTAATGTATGCGTTTGGTGGCATTGAATCCAAGTATGCGTGCCAAGCCGAAAAACAACAAATACATAAACTGCAAACTCGTGCTGAAATCTGTGAAAATGGTTGGCGACTTGACGATTGGTTGTTCAACTTGGAACTGTGCGAAAATATTTGTGATAAAAAGGAACCTAAATGATTGAAAAATTACCCCAAAATATAATATTACCACGCGATGCGAATGGTCATAAAACACCGGTATTTTTCATGTGGGACAAAATCGACGAACTTGTTGATGCCGTCAATAAAATAATGACGTGGCGATTTGAAACGGACGACGAAACCCCGGAAAACAGGGAATGTGCAGAAAATGCACACGGCCCAATTGACGACGAGG